GAGAAAAAAGGAAGCGAGTGACGATGAGCGAAATTCAACGCTCTCTTACTGTAATGGTGTACGGAGAGAGCAAGGTTGGTAAATCAAGTCTTGCTGTCACCGCACCTTACCCACGACTCATGCTTGATGTAGAAGGCGGTCACAGGTTCTTGCCTATCGTCGTCAAGTATTGGGATCCATTGCGAGAGGAACCACCTCTAGCAGACGGTACTTGGGACACAGTTGTAGTTACAGTTCGTGATTACGACACAGTGCTCAAGACTTATCAGTGGTTGCAACTTGGAAAGCACCACTTTAAGAGTCTAATTATTGACTCAGTATCTGAACTTCAAGTTAAATGCTTGGAGAACATTGCTGGTGTTAATCAAATGACTCAGCAGCAGTGGGGTGAATTGCTTCGTCATATGGGTGGTCTTTTGCGAGATCTCCGTGACTTAACTATGCACCCAACTAACGCACTAGAAGCAGTAGTGCTTACTGCAATGGCTAGAACTGATAAGGATGGTCGTTATCGTCCATACCTTCAAGGACAGCTTGCAATTCAAGCACCATACTTCTACGACATTCTGGGAGCAATTACCGTTGAAGAACGGATGAACCCAGATCCAACTCAACTGCCATACAAAGTTCGTCGTATGTATGTTGAGAGAACAAATCAATACGAAGCTGGCGAGCGTGTCCAAGGACGACTCGGCAAAATCGTAGAGCAACAAGACATGTCAATTGAGCGAATGCTCGACATTGTTTTTGGACCAAAACAAGCAGCGGCAGCTGAAACAACAACACAGAAAGAAGGCACTAAGTGAGTTCACGCAATTGGGCAGACCTCATTAAAGATGCTGGTGACTCAGGAAGTTATGAGCCACTACCAGACGGCGACTACGATCTCGTAGTCGTTGAAGCAACTGCGACAACTTCGCAATCTGGCAAAACCATGTTCAAAGTAAAGGCGCAGGTTGAGGGCGGAGCCCACAATAAGCGTCTTGTATGGGACAACCTAGTTGTCTCACCTGATTCTCCAGCAGCGCTGGGAATCCTATTCAAGAAGTTCCATGCCATGGGAATTGGTCGTGGATACTTCGACAACAATCCAACAAATGCTCAGATCGAGCAAGCACTTATAGGTCGTAGATTCCGTGCACAGATTGGTAGCCGTCTATATAACGGCGCTAAGAAGAACGAAATCAAGAACTATTACCCAAGCGCACAGACAATTGCTGCAATGAACGGGGAGACACCCGCTCCAGCAACTGCTGCTGCACCTGCACCAGCTCCTGCTCCAGCGCCAGCCCCTGCGCCAGCGCCAGCACCTGCTGCTGCCCCAGCCGCTCCGTTCTAGCTGGTTTTGCTAGGTTGCTGCCCAACGAAAACCGTTGGGCGGCAATTTAGTAAGCCAAGAAAGTAAACATGAAGATATTCATAACTGGATGTACAGCTTCTCAAGCTTCTAATAAGAACATAATTAGACACCCATCTTTTACTGGGCTTTTATCTAATGCTATGTCAGAGCTTGGTCATGAAGTTGTAGTGAATTATCCAAGATTTGGTTACACCAAAGAATATCTAGACTCTTTTGATCTTATTTTTGTAGGTCTATCTTCTCCTAGCAACATATCTGCTCATTATTCTCACGGAGCTTTTGCTATAGCTGAAACAGCTAGGGAGCTTGGAAAATTAAAACTTGTTATTGATATGCCAGAGCCTCAAAGAATTAAAAACACTATTAGGGACTTTTACAACAAAACTGATGATTTTTATAAAAGCTTCTACCAAAGAAGAGTTCAATACCAAGACTCTTTAAAGAAAGAAAATAGAGAGAAGATAGATTCTTTTATAAACCACTTACACACAGAACAATGGGAAGAATCTTATGTCCCAAGCATGCCTTGGTTTACTAAATCTGTAGTAACCAAAGCACTACCTAATCTATCTGAAGAGAATATAGTGACTCTTTGTTATGACAGGGTTCTTATAGACTCAGTAGAAGACAGATTAGAACCTATATACGGCAGCTATTGGTGTGCAGACAACGCTAAATCACAGTGGACAAAGAAGATATCCAAAACTATACAGTTTCCAATTCACACAACTAGATACAATAACTACAGCACAAATGAAACTATTGTAGAAAAAATAAAAAATTCAACTGGAACACTTATCAGTACATATCAGGGAGGCGATCCTTGGTGGTCTGTTTCGATCCCCCAGACACTTATGGCAGGAGTTCCTGTAGTAACTGACTGGCGTCATACCGCAGAGCTAGGAGCAGAATGGGCGTATTTACCTTCGACGATAGAGGAAATGAGCCCAGAAGAAAAACTAATAATGGCTCAGAGTCAAAAAGATTTTTACAGAGAGGCAGCTCCTTCATACGAAGACTCTCTGGAAAAGACGGCACGAGCTCTGGACAACCAGAGCAAGTTGTCGTTAGTCTAGGCAAAACTGTACGAAAGGACAGCGAGATGGCCAAAGTAGATATGCCGTGGGTCAAGGAACAATTGACCAACAATCGCACAAAGCGAGTCGTTGGGGATCATGTTCTTGCCCTACTAGAAAAATGGGAGGATCTAAAAAATACAGATCCAGACCCAAAGAAAAATGAAGCTAACCTAAGTCAGATTGTTGAAATATTCAGCAAGCTAGCTTTAGGACACGCTATTGTAAAAGAAGATAAAAACGAAACTTGGGTTCCAGCTCAAGCTGGTCAGATTGTTGTAGCTGACGAAGTAAGAGTCAAGTGGAACGCTTTTGATGGAGATCAAGGAAAGATTCACAATGGTCGTCGTGGCAAGGTTGTATCTATTAGATACGGTGACATCATTGTAAAAACTACCGATGGAAAAGAACCTATGTTGGATGGGTTCCACTACACTCCTCAGCAGCTAGAGAAGAGAATCTCATAATGAAAGTTGCTACTTTTATTTTTGAAGTCGAAGGAGATTTTTATGAAGATCTCATTGAGAAGTCAGAAAATAAGATAGCTGACTTTATCGATAAGCCACTCGACCAGCTAGGTAAGCATGCCAGCTACGAGATAGATATATTTGAAAACTCTGAAAAGATAACAACATACAATGCTAAAGTGACGGCGAGGATAAAAAATGTCTGAAGAGACAATAAAGGCTGAAACTAACGAGTACGCAAAACAGATTACCGACACTCCCTATCGTGTAGAAGCTTTGCGTGAAGCTGCTCGTATAACAACTCAGGACAGGAACGCTAACTATGGTGGACCTGAAGAGAACTTCACCAGAACAGCAAAGATCTGGTCTGTAATACTTGGTCAAGATATCTCTAACGAACAAGTAGCCATGATGATGGTTGGTCTTAAAATGGCTCGCTTTGCTCATGGATCTGGATTCCAACCAGATACTTGGATCGACATCGCTGGTTATGCTGGCTGCGGTTATGAGGTAGGAAAGATAGAGTCCGAAACATCTAAATAGTTAGGGAGTGCAAGTGTCTAAGTTGACACCACCTTGGGAGTTCAAAGAAGCCCTCTGTGCTCAGGTAGGTACAGAGGTCTTTTATTTAGAAGATAGAGATGAAGTAAGAGAAAGAGCCAGACAAGCTGACTACAGCATGGCAAAAAGAGTCTGTCAAAGCTGTGTACATCTTATAGAGTGCGGCGAGTGGGGTATAAATAAAGAAAGATTTGGCCTTTGGGGAGGCTTTACTCCTCAAGAAAGAAAGCTCATCAGGAGAAGTAGAAACATCCTGATAGAGGAAGAGTAGACTAGTAACCTAACCTATTAGAGAGTAGGACTATGGCTGCCGAACCTGTCATAAGTCCATTTCCCGTCTGCGAAGCTTGCTGGATGGAGTCTCATGCGAAGTGGGAACCAGAAAGCATGGATAAAACTGGAAGAATTCTTATGAGGTTAAAAGGTGTAGAAGTACCTCAAAAAATAAACAATGGGACTGTAGAAGTATGTGCCATGTGTGGCGCAGTTACCATAGCTGGGATTTATGAATTAAAGTTGACCAGTGAAGTTTATTTTACAAATAAACCAAGCCCAGATTTTGAAGTAAACATTAGTCCTCCAGAGGAAGATCAGGAGTAGTCAATGAAAGACCAGCGCCCAGGGGAATCTCTTTGGGAAGAATGGCAGGGTCTTGGCTACGACAGCAAAGTTGATTCATCTGTTATTTATTATACTTTTGAACATATAGATTTAGAAAATGATCTTGTTAGAAGAGCTCTAGCTTCAGCTCTACAAAGAGATGGAGTAGCTATTTCTCTTGGAGATGGTTTTGCCATGATCGATAAGAGCGTTCCTTACCACGGTTGGGCAGGATTTGTAGATGATGATCAAGAGTATTCTGTTTGTGATGAACATGGGGAGACAGAGTATGGAGACTTTGTAGACTCTATATTACCTACAACTTGGATAGAAATATAATTAGATAATGACATATATTGACATAATCGTGTCTAATCCGATATTTTAATAGTCTATAGTCTAATATAGTCATGTGTGGAAACCCGCTGACAACCTAAATTGGCAAGAAAACGCTACTTGTGCAAAACCCAGCAATAGGCACGCTTTAAACTGGTTTTTTTCTAAAGACTTCAATGAAAAGTATGCAGCCAAAAATATGTGTTTTACCTGCCCTGTTAGATCCAAATGCCTTCAATGGGCCTTGGAGCATCGTCAGATATGGGGTATATGGGGCGGTAAAGATGAAGTTGATATTCGTAGAGCTCTTTCGGTATCTTATAGCGGAGAAGAAACAAGACGCCGTAGATTTCCTAATTGTCCTTATTGCACAGCTAGGCCATCTAAACTTGAAACATCTGTAGAGCAACTTGAAGGTGGAGGAAGATGGACAACAGCTAAAGTTGTTACATGTACAGAGTGTGGATTTGCATGGAGAAGTCGTACTAGCGCTAATGCTGTAGAAGCGTATAAACTAGAACGAGAAGAAAGAACAAAACAAAGAACAAAGAAAAAGAGGAAAAAGAATGATAAGACCGCAATTTGAATCCTTACAAAATGCAAAAGGTATTGTAGATGTTTTTATGGAAAAACCTCAGAAATATGCGGCAGCTCTAACCTTAGCTCAAGAAGTATTAAGAGAAGCTTCTTATTTATCTCCTTTAGATAGAGAAATAATTGCAGCATACACATCTAGACTTAATAGATGCGAATATTGCTACGGATCTCATAGGGAGTTTGTAAAATCTTTAGGAGGATCTGAACTTGATTTAAATGCCGTAGATAATGCTGGTATGTCTACAGGTCATAGGTTAGATTCTATTTTTAATTATATAACAGTTTTAACAAAAAATCCAGAATATGTTAGTCAAGATATGAAGCTTAGAGTTATGGAAGCTGGGTTTACAGAAGAAGAACTAAAAGATGCTATAGCTGTATGCGCTGCTTTTAATTTTTACAATAGAATTGTAGAAGGTCATGGCATTGACTCTAATTCAGAAACTTGGAAACCATCAGCTGAAATGATAAACAATCACGGATACGATAAAAGATATAAATAATGTTTATTAATAAACCTAAAAAAATTATTTTTAGTTCCGATCCAGTTGTAATTGACATACCTAAACCTGCAAAAAATTTTATACCTAAGTGGTATTCAAAAAGTGAAAGGTATCATGGAGGAGAGCCTCAGTATCACTCAAATCTTAATACAAACAAAAGTGTAAAAACTTGTGTTCCATTTTTAGACACTCTTACTACTGGTTATATGTTTGAACTTTCTATTGATGTTGTTATAAAACAAGAGTTAGATGGCCCTAATTTTGCATCTCCTCTACAACCAACTCCTATAGATGTAAGAAATCCAGCACAGAATCCTTTAATACCTATACCTTTAGGATGTTCTCCACATCATTTTATTTGGAAAATTCCCCACTGCTTTAAAACTCCAAAAGGTTATAGTCTTTTAGTAACTCATCCTTTAAATAGATTTGATCTTCCATTTGTAACAATGAGCGGTATAGTAGATGCCGATAATGCAATAGGAAAAGGAAATTTTCCATTCTTTTTAAAAGATGGATTTGAAGGAATAATACATGCTGGAACCCCGATTGCTCAAATTATTCCTTTTAAACGGGACGACTGGGAGTCAGTAAGAGACGATTCTCTAAATTTAGAAGGAGAAAAAAGAAATTTTATGGCTGCTAGAACTATAAAAGACGGGTACTATAAGCTTACATCTTGGCACAAAAAAGAGTATAACTAAGGAGATAATGATGTTAAAACCAATGATTAGAGTGTTTGTAACAGGACACACTTATGCAGAAGTTAGTGAGAAAGCAAAACTAGCTATTGCTGAATTCTTTGATGAAAAAGAAGAAAACATTGAAAAAATTTTTACAAAGTACGATGTGGAAATGAACATCGAGCAAAATAATACACATGAAGGTGATCCTTGGTTTGCTCAGTGCTTTGTAAGAATGCCTTTTACAGCTTCTTAAAAAAGAAACTGAGAAGAAAACTCTTTATAAGCTTCTTCAGCTTTATCATACATATCTAAAGCAATAAGGGTTTCTCTGGCTTGATCTGGGTTAATTAAGTTTAACCCAGCCAAAGACCAGTTCCACAGAGGTGCAGAAGCTCCTATATATTCTTCATAATTAAGACTTGAAGGTATTGTATGCTGACACAAAGATAAAATATCTTTTACAAATTCTGTAGAAGATTCTTCTGATTTCATATATTTCCAAAAATCGGTATCTGATCTTCCACCTTTATAATGCATAACTAAAAAATCACAATAGTCATCGTAAAGTTTTCCCATTTTTTTATTGTAAAATTTTCTATTTATTTCTGTGTTAGTTTTTTCAACCGTTTGAGTCAAATAATCGTAACAAAAAACCAACAATTGAAGAGTTGTTCCATGTATAGATGTAGCTTCTAAAGGCTCGCTAAAAGCTCCAGCAAGTCCCAAAGATAGACAATTGTTTTTCCACAGCTCTTCTGCTCTTCCAGAATCAAATTTTATAAGCTTTATTGGTTTTATCTCTCTGCCTAAAACTTTTTCTACTTCTTCTTGGGCTTTTGTTTCATCTGTATGTTCGCTACTAAAAACATATCCAGCCCCTCTTCTACTTTGTAAAGGGACATTCCACATCCAACCGTGATCTAGAGCATGCGCTGTAGTGACAGGTTCATAATTAACACCCTCTTCATAATCTAAAAGAAAAGGAAGAGCTCTATCTACTGGCAAATGTTTTTTATAGTGCTTCCATTTATAGCCAAGTTCTTTCATTAAAACTCTTCCAAAACCAGTGCAATCTATAAAAAAGTCTCCTTCTACTTCTGACCCGTCTTCTATCTCTACACTAGTAATGTTTCCAGATGAATTTATGTTTACTTTTTTAACTATAGAATCTATACAAGATACAAAATCTCCTATAACTAAAGACTTTAAATATTTTCCGACTTTGTTACCATCAAAATGCAAAGCTCCACCATAAGGAGGCATTCTCTCTATTTCATAAGATTGACCTATGTATGAAGCTAAATGTATTTTTTCTGATCCAAATTTAGATAAAACATAATTGAATATAATATCTGGAGACATAGTTTGTGTAGGACTGCCGTCTACAGGAGCAAAATACGAAGTTCCATCACCTTTCCAATTGACATGTCTAATACCCATTTTTCTAGTGCAGTCTGTATTAGCTGCAAAATCTTCTAGAGTAGTTCCTGGATCAAAATATTTACCCATGAGTATGTCATAAAAAAGTCCAGTAGAAACTTCTCCAGCTCCAATAACACCTATTTTCGAGGATTCGATTACAATTATCTTGTGTTTATTAGGTTGAGATTTTGCAATAATATATGCAGCTAACCAGCCAGCTGTACCACCACCAACGATTACTATGTTCATTGAGTGTTTTCTTCTTTCCAAGACTGTGCACAGAACATTAAATTATCTTTTAATCTTTGGTTGTCTGGTTCTATATTAAGAGCATCTTGTGCATGCTGCAAAGCATCTTTATATTTTCCAAGGTTCCACGCTGCAATAGCAGCAAAATCATGAGGAGCAGCTCCCCAAGATTCAGCTTCGCAAAGATACTCAAGAGGTTTTTCTGTTATAGCTAAAGCTTGCTTTGCACATTCGTAAGAATTTTTCCAATCCTTACGCTCATAGTACATTTTTGTTAAATCTACCCAAGGCTCTCTTCTTCCAGGCGCTTGATCGATTGCCTTACGGAACCAGAACTCTGCTTCAGCTGGAACGCTCTTTCCAATAAAACGCATTGAAGCAGCTCTTTCTGGTGCCCAATGTGCTGTAGGAAGCTCTAAATGTCTCTTAAGTTCTCTAGCAGCTTCTTCATATTGACCGTAGAAATACAACTCTCTTCCATAATAAAAAGCATTTCGATCATTCCATGGATCTTCTTTTACAGATAAAGCAAGCAAAGGAAGGTACTGAGAACGAGATTTACTTGGGTCTGGATGATGATGAGTTTCTATTGCATCTGTCCACTCTTGAACTTCTTCCATTCCATAAACATATAAACACTCATGAACTGGATGACGCCAACGATACCCTTTACGAGTGTGAATGTGGTCGTAACTAAATTCAAGTCCAGGTGTTCCGTCTTCATTAAAAGACCATATGTGTTTGTATCTAGGTCTTGTCACCCCGCGTTTCCATAGGTCTTCTAAAGGCTCTCTCCAGTTTGGAGTTATAACTTCATCCATATCAAGAGATATACACATATCAATAAAATCTGGAAGTAAAGCTAGTGCAGCATTTCTAGCGTCATCAAAACGCCACGGGGCTACTTTTATATTGTGAACAACAATTCCAAGTTCTCTAGCACGCTCTACAGTTCCGTCTGTTGACCCAGTATCAGCAATCATTAAGTAATCGGCATCTTTAGCAGCTTCAAACCATTTATCAACAAATTGACGCTCATTTAGCGCGATTGTGTATATAGCTGTTTTCACTATACTACCTTTCTATACCAAGCTTGATATTCTTGAAAAATAAGTCTAAGTCTATCTCTATAGATACTTGAAAAAGAATCTATCGCCATTTTAGGTTCATTTTGAGGCCCAAGCTGTGCTGACCATTCATAGTCATCAAAAGCTATGATTCCACCAACATTCAAACATTCATAAGAATTTACGGCATCTTTTATAACACCATAAGCAGTATGATCCCCATCTACATATATAAAATCAAATTTTTCAGTGTTGTATTTAAAAAAATGGTCACTAGTTGCCTTATATTTTATTATTTTTCCACTGTCTCTAGCTTCCTGTGTTTTTCTGTCATACTCTTTTTCTACATCATTCCAGTCCCATTGTTTATGTAAAGGCTCATCAGAACCTTCCCATGTATCTATATCAATTAATTTTGAGTCTTTATGGGTTAATAAATTTTGATAAAGCCACATAGAAGCATCTCCTGTATATGCTCCTACCTGTAAAAAATTTACTGGTTTATCTTTATAATCTTTTAAAAGATGAGCAACAAAATTTTCCATGCCGTCAGATAAAAACCAATTTGGGTAATATTTTGTCTCTTCCATCTTTTCTCTTTCTTATTATACTAGTTTAGTACGGTGTTCCTCCGCTAAAACTACCATGAGATGCTCCAGTCCAAAAGCCGCCACTCGAGCCATCAAAATAACTTCCTACAGAGTTGGCTTTTTCTACCATAATAGAGTCTACATAGTAAATATCTCCAGAAGTAGTTGAAGAAGTAGATACTCGTATAATAAAATAATCTGCAACTGAGTTTCTAGTAAATGTACCAGAAATTCTTGTCCAGTTCCCATTATCACTCAAAGAAGTTGTTCCTACATTGCCGCTAGATACTGTCCCACTAGCAGCAAGACTTTCATATTGAAGATGTCTTAAAAAGTAATTTGAAGTAGTAGCTCCAGTTCCTAATTTTATATACGCACTTACTACATATGTACCTTGACCTCCTAAGAAAGGTATTCTAGAAGTTGTTTGAAATCCACTTGCAGAAGTATTAGTAACTTGAAGCGCCGCTGATCCAGTATTTGATTCTGAAGTTACTCTTGTGAGAGTTGCGCCTCCAACTGACCCCCACCCAGAAGCGTCTACCTCAAAAGAAGGATTAGAAATATAATTTATTCTATAACCAAGAGCTATAGCTTCTGCAGGATTTTTAAGTGATCCAGCTCCGCTAAGTATTCCTACTGTACTTGGCATTAGCTAAGCGCCAAGTCTCCAGTAAGCAACCACTCGTTTGTCCCCAATTTAATTATAGAAGCGGTTGAGTACTGGGCTCTAAGTTTTGCGGTAGGAGTAGCTCTTACTGTTACTCCAGTATCTCCAACTACAGTAACTTGTCCAGATCCATATTGAACAATATCTACTCTTTGACCAACACTGTATGCTGCAGAAGAGTTTAGAGGAACAACAATATTCATTGCACTTGATTTTGTGCATTGAATAAGAGCACCAGCATCAGTTAGCAAAAGGGTGTATGTATCACCTTGAGCATTAATAGTTTGAGCTGTATCCCATTGGCCTGTTGCACCCGTAGCACCAACAGCACCAGTTGGACCTGTTACGGATGGACCAGTCGGCCCAGTCGGACCCGTAGGGCCAGTTACTGTAGAAGCAGCTCCTGTTGGCCCAATATTTCCTTGTGCACCTGTCGCTCCTGTAGGACCAGTTGGGCCTGTATCACCAGTAGCACCAGTAGGTCCACCAGAAGGACCAGTAGATCCTGTTGGACCAGTTGGTCCAGTCACTCCTGGGCCAGTTGGTCCAGTTACTCCTATGGGTCCTGTGGCACCAGAAAACTTTCCAGCATTAGCCCACTCTGAATTTAAATCGCTCCATATATATAAATCTTCACCTACTACATACGAGTCTCCTATATTACCTGTTGGATTATCTGCTTGTAGAAGGCCAAGGCTTGCATAAGTACCTAACACAGTAACGCCAGATCCTTGCGGACCTGTTGGTCCACTAACTCCTTGAGGTCCTGTTGGTCCTAGTGGTCCAGTTGGTCCAGTAGGTGCAACAGTTGCTATTGTGTTAAAACCAGAACCTGTATAAAAACTTACAGCATTAGTTAAGCTATTTACCCACATATCTCCAACAGCTGGAAACCCTGGTGCTGTTGATGCATATGTAACATTTGCTCTACCAGTACTTTCAAATACTGCAGAAGCAGAAAAAGCTACATCCGAAGTGCTAGCTGCAACATAAATTTTATCTCCTACAGTTAGAGCAAATCTAAATGTCTCAAACGACTGTCCAACACTAACTTGAAGAGAATTTACAATATAAACTCTTAAAGATGGATCTCCACCAGAATCTACTGGTTCAATGTAAACAGTAGCGCCAGCAGTTACGCCTCCTTTATTAGTTATAATAACTGAAGCAACGCAAGTTACATCTGATGTAGCCATTAGTGACAATGCATTAGCTGCTGGAGTAGATACACCTAATCTTTTTGCTGGCATTTATCTATCTCCTTAAATGCTATTCAATGATTTATGGGTAATGGTACCAACCATACCAGCGTGAACACTACATATATATCTGTAACCGCCAGAAGCTGCTGCTATAGGAACATTCCAATAAAGAGTTCCAGCAACTTTACCTTGAGCGCTAGCATCAGTTGTAACAGTTCCAGCAGAATCAACATGTATTAGTCCTGTAGAAATATCAGCAAAACCAGATCCAGTATCTGCTTGTAACTTAAAAGGATGTCCAGCATTAGCTAGATTAAAAGCTATTGTAGCTCCGCCAAGAGCAAAAATAGTTGGGTTATCACCAGTGTAATGACTATTAAAGTTATATGCTGTAGTTCCATTATTGCTTACAGCTAATCTTGCAATAGCAGAATAGGCAACTTCATCGATAGTTATTGATGCTGCAGTTGCATCTGATGTTCCGCTAAAAGTAGAAGCCCCTGTTGCACCCGTCGCACCAGTCGCTCCCGTAGGGCCAGTTGGTCCTGTAGCACCTTCTGTTCCACCAATACCTGCTGGTCCCGTTGGACCAGTAGCGCCAGCAGCTCCAGTGGCTCCTGTAGGCCCACCTGACGGGCCAGTTGGACCTTGAGGACCAGTTGGGCCAGTAGCTCCAGTACCAGCTCCAGTTCCTACTTCTTCCCATGCGGTAGATGTTTTTACTTCTAAAGCATCGGTTTCTGTGTTAAATCTTACATATCCAGCTTCTGCAGATGCTGGTCTTTGAGCAGTAGTTCCAGATTCTAAATAAATAGTATTGTTATCACCACGAATTACTTTATTAGTAAAAGTTTGAGCTATATTTTCTGGAAGAGCAGAATCTTCTTGAGCTATACCATTTACACTAAAAGAAGTTGTGTCAACACTTGATCTAACATAAAGAATGTCTCCAGAGTTAACAGCAAATCTAAAAGTTTCAAAAGAGCTGTTTAGAGGTATAGCAAGATTAAATGCAATATACGCATATTGAGTAGATATAACAGCATTAGCAGGTACTACCCAAATACTAACTTTACATGCAGGAGTTGCTGAAATTGCTTTACTAGCAGCTACAACAGAAACTAAGTAAGGACTACTAAATGTTAATAAAGCTGTATCAGTATTAGCATCAGGATTTGATAAACCAAGTCTTTGTATCGGCATCTTGGCCTCCTATGCCTGAGCTTCAGACCATGACATCTTAGCTGATGTTAGCGTTGTGTTACCAGTTAATCTAGATACTGCAATAGTTAAAATATCTGGACCATCTGGATAGATGCTGTCACCGCCAAGAATAGAGTTTGATAACTCGAACAAAGAGCTAACATCTACAGTTGTTGTATCTTCAGCTCCACTAGCACCACCAGCTGCTTTAAAGTTATAAACCTGAACACCTCCAGAAACAGTATCGGATGCCGTATGTTCAACAATCTGAGTTAGTGAAGGAGCATCTACAGAAGTAAAGTTTAGGTTATTCAAACGAGGGTTTAAAAGAAGTTTAGCGTCAACTAACTGAGTTGTTGATATGCCAATTTCTTTCAAACGAAGCTGCATTCGGTTAATAACATCTCTATCTCCAAGTTTTCCTGTCAAACCGCTAGAAACAGAAGGAGAAAGACGAAGAGAGATAAGAGGCTGATAGTTAGGTCCAGAACTATTGTTAAGAGATCCGTCTGGATACAAGAAATACTGATATTGAGTATTTCCTTGAGAAGTAAAATTAAGAACTTCAGCTACTGCAAGACCATTTTCTGTTACAGTTGTTTGAGCTGTTCCAGCTTTAGTAACAGTAAATGTAGTTGCATTAGTTACAGTTACTGTATATGTACCATTTACATCAAGAAGATTAGCATTAGTTATGCCATAAATTCCAACATACATACCATTAGAAAGTCCGTGGTTTGTGTTAGTTACAACAGTAACTGTTGTACCAGCTCTGGCTACAGTTCCTCCTACAGATATAGGTGAAGCAAATGGTGTCAAATGAATCAAGTTAGATGAATTAACAAAAGCTTTATATTTAGTGCTATTTGTTAAATAAGACAAAGTATTTGTGCCTACTACCTGAGTTGCTGGATTAAGTGTATTAGTTCCCGGGAATCCGTTAGGAGCAATTGATTGGAACTGTAAAACATCTCCTGTTCGAAAACCGTGTGTTTGTACAGTAATTAAATCGTTTGCAAGATTTATTCCAGTAGAAGAAAACAACTTTGTGGTAGTTCCTGAAATATTTAATGTCTGGCTACCTTGAGTAAAGAGGTAAGCATTGTCGTCATCAAAACGGCCATCCATCATAACCGAAGTACCCCAGTGGAATAGGTATGGGATATAGGTTGGATTTAGATAAGTAACAACCTCATAGCGAGCTGGCAAGTTACCAGAGCGGAAGTATGATTCATACAAGTTATTGTTGTGAACAAACTCGTGAACATACTGAACCTGACCATCGGTTGTTTTAAAACCAAAGCGAATCTTACCCGCACCGTACCAAGAGTAATCGATATAAGCCATCTGAATCTTGCTTAGATCTAGGTTGTAACCAGTAGGTCCAGATCCATCGCATGGATCCAAAGAAAAATTCTCTTGAGGAATTCTTGTATCAACTGTCTTAGTCATGATAATACCTGATTTAGCAGGAGTAAAGGAGTGAGTAGATGTTGTTCCAACTGAAGAAATATCCACAACTCCTACAGAATCTGGGGAAGCTTTTAATCTAAAAGAGTTATTATTAATTAGATCTATGTAGTAAGTTCTTCCGTTGATAAGACCGCCAATAGGTTCTCCGTCAATAGAGTTATAAACTACTGGCAAGAGATTAGAAAAACCATGTCCAACAAGCTGGAATGTGTCTGTAGATGTTCTAACAACTCCAGTAGTTCCATTGCCTGGATCAAACTCTTTTTCTGTTCCAGAAGCACCTTTATATTCAGGACGAACAGACATACGAGTATTGCTTGTAATCTGAACTACTCTATATGATTGACCACGCATAACAATATAGTCCCCGACTGTAAGCTGGGCTTGGAAACTTGTATTAGTTCCAAAAATCAGTTCTGATCCTTGAAGAGCTGAAGCTGTACCAGCTAATTGTTGAGTAGAAGATCTACGAACTGCATAAAGTTTTTGTCCATCATACTCAAAGAACATGCCGTTCTGGAAGTCAAACATACCTGTACGAACGGCTCCATTTGCCCATGCAGTTACAAAGAACTGAGGGAAACCATATGATCTATTTTCTACAATTGGACTGTTTGATACCATTCTAAATGTAGTTAAATCCACTACTGTTACTTGGAAATTTCCATTGTATACAGTGGAAGTGTTTCCATTAGAATCTTTTGCCTCACTTACTGTAATAGTAAGACCTGAAATCAAACCGTGAGGTCTGCGGGTCTTACATTCAATTGTTGTAGAGCTAAATTGAGTCATACTTTCAAGGTCAATTGAAGGCTTGAAGTTGATACCACAAGAGGTTTGTAGACCCTTACCTGACTGGTAACGGAAATATTTACGAGTCTGACGAACAATCTGACCCCAAGAAGTTCCAGCACCTACAGACATTTCAACACCACCATCAAACGGACGATGTAGAGAGTAACCCTCTGGTCTTACATATACGAATGTTGGGTATGAGTAAGAGACAGCTGAGTATGCGTTTGCATATGGACGATCTACAGTAATCTGAGTGTCAGATCCAATAGCTGTAATTCTACGAATAATAGGTCCGATTGGAGTAGTCTTTGTTAAAGTAAATCCAGATCCAGTACCTTGAGTTGTGAAATCCAAAGCTCCTGTGTTAGCTGTAGCATCAGCAGCAGAGTTGTGAAGTGTTATTTCACTTGAAGATACAGCACGAGTAAAGTAGTAGTATCCATCAACTAAAGGACTTGGAGATACTCCACCGTTTGCTGCGTACACAATTGTGTCACCTGTAGCAAATCCATGAGCAGCTTTAGTGATACGGTTTGTAGTTGTATTTACATCTGCTGCAGCAAAAGTTATAGCTGTAGTAGTATTTGATGGGAAAAGACGGAATCTGTCTCCTACTTTAAGAATCTTAGAAAATGAAGTACCAGCTCCATTTACAAGAACAGAACCAGAAGATACAGTTACAGTACCACCGCCAGTAACATTTCCGTTAATCTGACTTGTAACAAAAGTATGGTTTACACCAGTTCCAAAGTCAGAAACAGTTAATGTAATACCAGCTGCAGCATTATCTGCAGAAGTAGCTAAACGAAGATAATCTCTGTTAACAGAAACTACATAATAATCTGTGTCATCTGTTAGACCACTGATATCTGTACCAGCTTCTCCATTTGAGTATCTAACTTCTGTTCCAGTTATAAACCCGTGAGAAGGAATTTTAAATGTACTTAGATTTAAATCTATAGAAGATCTAGGGTTAAATGTTTTAGTAATTACTGGAACATTGCCTTTAGCTTCTACAGTAAAAGTATTAGCACTTGGAGTTGAAACGATGGTGTAAATTCCATCTGGAGTTTTGCTTAAGGATTGAAGTGAATGCACACCAACACCAGCTGGTGACTCCAGCAGATCAACAGCTGTTCCAGCTGAAGCGTTTTCTGGTGTTGTAGCAAGCTTAATGTTATCTCCGTCAATGAATATGACATAATAAGGAGTCGCAGTTGTTAAACCATTTACAACTGTTTGACCTCGAGAGTCATAGTTTACAAGCTCTCCTTGAAGGAATCCATGTCCTGGAACTGTAATTATGTTGTTAGTAAAGTCTAAAGATGTAATAAGAAGAGACTGAGTACCAGTACCTACACCAGTAATATTTGCAATATTTGTTAAAGCTTGGTTTGTGGCAAGCTTAACAATACTGTTATCAACCTTGATGATGTAATAAGTACCGTTGTTTGTTAAACCAGGGATAGTTGTTCCGCCACCATTTGAATATCTAACGGCTTGACCAGAAACTAATCCATGATTAGGAATGTACAAAGTATCTTCAAGTGTATTAATTGTTACGAAGATAAAGCTGTGTGCAGTTCCTGTTCCAGCAGCTGTAAAATTAATAGAAGTTGGGGAATTTAAAGATGTTTTTAGTTTAATTCTGTTAGCGTCAATAACTTCAGAAATATAATAAGTAGCTTGATCCTGTAGAGGTGCAATTGCTACGCCTCCACCAGTATCATATTGTACTGGCTGATCCACTTGAAAACCGTGGTTGTTAATACTTAAAGTATCAGTTGCAGTATTGACAACAACTTTTCTTATTTGATCAGATGTGGCTGTTTGTCTAGAAGAAGGGATTGTTAAGTTAATAGTAGTAAATGTAGGAGATGGAGTTGTACTCAATCTATATGTAAATGTGTTTACTGTATTAATATAATAAATAATTCCATTAGATAAGCCAGTAGGAGCAGTGCCATTAAAATTAAGAGTTACAGCTTCTCCATTAACCAAACCATGAACTGATGAACTATGGATAACATCGTTTTCTAGATCCATACTAATAGGTACAAAAGCATGTGTAGACGATCCAGCAGGAGCTATTGCAATAGCATTTGTATTATTTTGAGCATCTACTGCTGTAGGATGAACGCTGTTACCAGTTGTAAATGAAGAAATCAATGACAATACAACTTGACCTTCTCCATCTCTATAAGATGAAAGATTTGTTATTGCAGCTCCATTAAATGTAGCAACACCATCAAAAAGACCTGTTGATGTAGCAACATTTGTTGCACTAGAAATAATGAAAGAACCGCCGCCACCACCAGATGCATTAGCTATAGTTGTACGAGCTCCTGGCCCTCCAGAGTAGCCACCACCACCACCAGATTGTCCAGCGTTGTTACCGTCAGATTGTCCACCGCCACCAAATCCACCATAACCGCCAGCACGAGTGTTAGTACTCATGGTTAATCCATCAAGAAATGACCCGCCACCAAAATCTCCAACAGTAGAGTTTTCACCTCTACCATTAAAACCTCCACCACCACCAGAACGACCACCAGCAGCACGACCACCGAAGCTCAAAGCTGTTCCTTGAATACCACCTGTGGAAGAAGTTCCACCTATCTGACTTAATACACCGTTTCTTCCCGCAGTTGTATTTGCATCTGCAGAACCTCCACCAGCAACAAACAAAGGCTCGTTACCAGTTTTACGAACTACAAATGTTCCACCACCAGAACCACTCCATGTACCTGCAGAAACTCCCTTTTGACCGCAAGCAATTGTGATAATTTCACCTTTAGTTAAGGAAACTCTTCCTCTTACACGAGCACCTAAACCTGGAGCTGCTCCTCCAGATCCATCAAAACCAGATGCTCCATAAACATCAAATTCATAAATACCAGAAACTGGAACTGTCCAGTCTTGATAACCTTGAAATGCTCCTTGTGAAATGTAGGTTTCATCCCAGTTTCCATTTGCAGATGTATCGTAAGCAGATCTCATTTGAGCTTGAGTAGGGCCAACTCGACCAGTCTGGCCGCAAGTAGTAAATGTATGAGTATTAGAAGCTAGCGTATATAAAGCTTGAGAACCAGCAAAAGAAGATACAGAAACATTTCGTAAAAAGTATGTATTGCCGCTAGTCAATCCAGTTAATGCAGTACCGTTTGTATAGTATTTAACTGCTTGATTTGAAGGCGTAGAAGCATCAATATTAAGCTTATTATCATAAACTCTTGGTGTATTAAAAGTAATATCTCCAGCAACAGCAGCAGTAATATTAATATCTGATCCACCCTGAGTGGTGCTAAATTTTAATTGCTGGGTGTTTTCTCTTTTAACAAAAACAAGGGTGTCATCTGTAATACCAGTAAGTGCTCCAGTACCAGTTGAATATATAAAACCAGTACCATTTGTAAGAGCTGTAGGTATATTTTCAGCTGTTACACCTGCAGTACCTTTATAGTAAATAAAGTCACTGTCAACATGTACATTTGTTTTACGAAATGTATGAGCTCCAGTAGAACCTACTGCCGTAACATTAATAGGCATTTACTTTATCCTCTATTCTCTGACATAGATAGCGTGTCCGTAGTATGGAGATGATCTATCAGCATCCCATACGCTTGGGTTTCTTCCTGAACCCCAGCCCCAAACATGGTGTGAAATTCTGCTATGTGTTCCAGCAGCGTCAATAACACCGAAACCGCCACCTACTTGACCATACTGCTCAGGAGCAGAGGTAGCACACCATCCAATTTGTGCTGACGCCCATCCGCCAAAACCACTGTTATAAGTATTAAATCCTGGAACATTTGGCCATCCACCAGCCATTCTTGGATATCCATAATCATTTCCATGACGGTCTGATGCAATCTTAAAGCCCCAAAGATTTGCGTTTCTATCTACAATTGGAGAACCGTTTGTAGTATCTGGACGACGGTCTAGGCTGTAGTACCAGAAGCTGGCATTACCAAACAATTGAGTGTTTCCATAAACTGGAGCAGAGTTTTGTGCAACACATGCTCTCATGCTCGTTTGTAGAGAGTTGTGTCTCCAACCAATTCTTTGTGCTCCAGAGCTTGGAGAAGTTCTATTTGGTCTAATCATTACATCTCTAAACTGACATGCAATGTAAACAGGGCTAAATGCATCTGTTCCATCGTCTGCAGCATAATTAGTAACATTTCCACCAAATGCATTATCTATTTGAGACTTAGTGCTGTATGTCCAACCAGCCCAGTCGCCGACAAATACAGCACCAGGGCTAAATGGAGTTCTACTAGCAGATCCGAAATTGTTTGTATCCATTCTTAAAGCAAGCATCCATCCACCGCCGTTAGACTGCATAATGCAATGAACTCTAAATGCAGAATCTGTCCAACCAGTAGGTTTAATCCAATAAGCGCCATCTGGTGCTGCAGGATTAACTGCAAGAATTGCAGTAGCACTTGTAGCAGCTCTAGCTTCACTAGATCCATCTGCTGCAATGGTGTCAGTTACTGTAAAATTGTGAGTATCTAATACAGTTTCTACATAATAATAATTTTGTGAAGCACTTGAAACAAATGAAGTTCCAGCTGCTGGTGGATCGTATCTTAGTAAATCTGCAACTGTAAATCCATGATTTTTTACATGGAAGATATCTCTGTCTAAAGATACACCGATTGCCCTAAATTTTTGAGTACCTGTTCCTCCAGAAATTGAAGTAATAGCTGATCCTGTAGGAGTAGGTTTAATTGTAAAACTGTAAGTATTAGTAGATCCTTGTTGAAAGAATGTATCAATAAAATAAGTTGTATTATTTGTTAAACCGCTAGCAGCAGAACCAGTTGTTGTATAAAGAAGCATTCTTCCTACATACCAATCTAAATCTGCAAGTCCAGAATCACTAGTTACTGTAATCAAGCTTCCACTATAAGAAGTTACTGTTGCAAGAACAGAAGTTAAAACATTTATAGAACCATCATTAGCTCCATCAAATGATTTAGCAGCATCATTTACCACTGTAAGAGTAGTTTGTGTAGATGGGTCAACATTGTTACCAGCAAAAAGACGAGCTTGATTAGCTAATTGAAAAGTTCCTGACATAGCAGATTCTATGTCTATAGCGTCTCCATCTGGAATAGCGCTTACTTGAAATGTTGAAGTTGATGTACCTAGTCCAGTATTTGTTTTTAAAAATACAACTCCTCGCGGGTTAGTAGCAAAATATCCAGTTCCTGCAGTTACAGAGTAGTAAAGAGGAGTACCTAAAGGTCTTCCATTAAAATTCTCTGCTCCATGGCTTACAGTTATAGTGTCAGCAGTAGTACTTACTGAGCTGATATTGCTTGTTATTCCACCAATAGTTGCTGAGTTAGACCAATCAATGTTGATAGAAGCAAGAGTATTTGAGCCATCAAATGTTTGAGCTGTAGCACTGTTTGAAGCGTCAAATGATTTAGCAGCTGTATTAGAAGCTTGAAACTCTTGAGAAATTGTTGAGTTTAGATTCAAAAAATAAAAAGGAGTATTTAAACCAAAACCGTGTGCACTAGGTGTGGTTACAGTTAAGGTAGAGATTGACTCTCCGTCTGTAGTTATACCGTCTGAGTCAGAAATTCTAAGCTGAGAACCTTGAAAGAACTCTCCAGTAATAATAGAAGAATAGAGATCTTCAATAGATGCAGTGGTAGCTTGTATATCTTTGCAAAGATATGTAAAAGTTGTTGTATTTGGAATAGAGTTGATAATGTATGAACCATCGGCAGTAATAGATTTTGTTCCACTAACGCTGATAGGGATACCTACCGCAAGTCCATGATCTAAACCTGTTCTAACAGTAATTTCACGAGTTCCAGCATTAGTAGTAATAGCAATAATGTCTGGAATAGTAGTGTCACCGCTCTTTGAGAAGAACGATGGGGTGTTGTTAATAAGCTCAACTGTTTCCCACTTTGTTGGCTGAAGACCATATTCAAAGTCAGTATCGATTAGGTTTTCTGGCTGCGATACACGCAGCTTAGTAACTGGATCGATAAACTCTTTTGGAAAAGAGATTTCTCCACCTGTACCTGAGCTTCCTGAGCTACCGCCTAAAAAACCGGGCATTAGTTATTACCTCTCTCAGAATAAGATGGATTCGTAGATAGAATACCAGTTTTTACAGACATCAATTTTGAAAAAATCATCTTAAATACCTAACCACCATGATGTGGACATAGCTAATGATCCTTGTGGACCTGTCGCACCAGTAGTACCCTGAGTACCTCCAGCAGCTTCTAAAAATACTCCATTATAAAAAACATAAGTTTTTGCAGTATTAGTATTAAACCAAGCATCTCCATTTACAGAAGTTTCAATTGCTGGCTGAGTTGGTCCAGCAGTGAATTTACCTACAGGACCTGTAGGACCTGTAGGACCTGGAATTTCTGATTGAGCACCTGTTGGTCCTGTAGGACCTGTTTGTCCACGAGGACCAGTTGGGCCTTGCGGACCTGTTACTTGTGAATCTGCTCCAGTGGGGCCTGTAAAACCACGCAAACCTTGTTCACCAGTTGCTCCTTGCGGACCTGTTGGCCCCTGAGTGCCTGTTGGACCCGTTGGTCCTTGAGGACCAGCTACATCTGATATAGGTCCAGTAGGACCTTGAATACCTTGTGGTCCTGTAGCACCTACGGAACCAGTAGCACCTGTAGGACCTTGAATACCTTGTGGTCCTTGTGGACCTGTTGGAGCTACACGCTTAGCTTCCCAAGCAATTCCAGTCCAGACCCAGGTTTGATTATTAAATGTGACTTCTTCACCAACTACTGTTGGCGTAGGAAAATCTATTGCTGCCACTTGGTCTGTCCTTTCTGTGCTCTAGGTTCTATTTTACTCTGGTGTAGGTTCTTGAATTCCAGCGTTTTTCATTCCAACATAAGCATCTGCCCAATGAATTGCTGCAGGAAGAGATTCCCAAGGTCCGCTTTCATCAATGACATTATCTTCATGTAGAACCTGAACATAAGGTCCATCTTCTACTATGATGTAAGAAAACATATTATATCTCTTTTCTATTAGACCGAATAGGTGATTTTTCCAGATGCACCTACCGCCAATCCGTTGTTATTATCTATGTAAACACCATTTATGTTAGAAGTTCCAAAGCCACTAGTTCTTTGAATCCAAGTTATTCCATCAAACGATGTTGCTAATTTTCCAGTGGCTCCACCAGCAATATATGTTCCGTCTGGAGAAACATCTAGCGCTCTAACGCTAGAAGCTCCAAAACTACTGGTCGGAAATGTTTGAGTCCAAGTTGTTCCATTTGTAGAGCTTGCAAATTTCCCTGCTTCGCCAGCTGCTAAAAAATTTCCTCCAGCAGTATTAGTAACTGCAAAAATACTACTTACTCCAAAGCTAGAAGATCTTTGAGTCCAAGTTGTACCATTTGTAGAAGTAGCAAGCTTTCCATCATACCCGACAGCAACAATAGTGCTATTACTTGCAGCTAATCCATTTATAAATGTAGTGCTGAAAGATGAAGTTCTTTGTACCCAGCTTATGCCGTCTATAGATGTAGCTAATTTTCCTGATCCGCCAGCTGCTATCCACAAAGAAGCGCTTGGAGAATAAACAACAGCAAGAACTGGACTTGCTCCAAAACCAGAAGAGCGTGCTGTCCAATTTACACCATCTGATGAAGTAACTATTCTTCCAAAACTTCCACCAGCTACATAAATATTATCTCCATAAGATATACAATAAAGATTGCTATCTACTGCATTACTTTCTCTTTGAGTCCAAGATAGTGTATTAGATGAAGTTGCAATTTTTCCAGAATTTCCTACAGCAATATATGTATCTGTGTCTTGATTATAATAAACAGCATTTATATTACTTAAAGCAAATGATGAATCTTCAACAAGTTGCCATGTTACTGGAGTAAAAGGAAAAGTTAAAGTTGCATGAAAAGCATGAGAGGCTCTAAGCACATTACACCGTTAGATTTCCGCTTAGCAACCACTCATTAGCTCCAAGTTTAATTAGAGAGCCAACAGCATATCTAGCTTTGGTTGTAAATCTTGATCCTTCGCTTCTTATTACAGCTGAGCCAGTAGCACGAACAGTTACCTGTCCAACGCCAAGTTGGGTGAATAAAATTTGTGTTCCAATTGGAAATGTATACCCATCTGTACCATCTTGTGCAACATCTAAAAATAACGCAGAAGAGCTGTTCATTTTTACAATTGTTGCTGCATCTTCGGCAATCAAAACATGTGAAACAAGTTTAGTAGGGCCAGTGACTTCAAAATTAGCTGGTCCTGTTGGACCTGTAATTCCTGGGCCTGTTGGACCAGTAGCTCCTTGAGCTCCTGTAGCACCTGTAGGACCTGGCACGGTTGAAGTTGGTCCAGTAGCTCCAGTAGGACCTGTCACAGATGGACCTGTAGGACCAGTTGGGCCAACAATTGGACCAGCATTTACCCAGCTAGAACCGTTCCAAACATAAAGATTTCCATTTGCAGAAACAATGTAAGCATCGTTTACAGTATTACCGACTGATGGAAGATTTCCTACAGTAGCAACTTGACCTTTAACTGTAATTGATGTTCCTTGTGGACCTGTCGCACCAGTAGGGCCAACTTCTCCAGAACCAAGAACCAAGTTCCAAGAAGCGTATGTGTTTCCATCTCCATTTATTTTGTCAACCAATATAGTGATAGATGTTCCAACAATTACAGTAATAATTCCTTCCATAAAATTAGAAGGAAATGAACTAGCTGCTAGTCTTGCTCTAGTTCCAACAGTAAAAGCATCCACCTTATTTACAGTAAAGTTTTTTGTAACTCCACTTTCAATAGTTAAATTACTAGTAGAAGTGACTCCTATATAACTAGGACCCTGCGGACCTGTTGGTCCTGTAGGTCCAGATCCTGTAGCACCAGTTGCGCCAGTAGGACCTGTTACTGTAGAAGCTGCACCCTGCGGACCTGTCGCTCCCGTAGGGCCAGTTGGTCCTGGAATTGTAGAAGCTGATCCTGTAGCTCCTGTAGCACCAGTTGCACCACGAAGACCTACTTCACCTTGTGCACCCGTAGCACCAGTTGCACCAGTTGCGCCCGTCGGTCCAGTAGGACCTCCAGAAGGCCCTGTCGGACCCACAGGTCCAGTTGCACCTGTTACTGATGGACCAGTGGCTCCCGTAGCGCCATTTGGACCAGTTGCACCAGCAAAACCTCTAGGCCCTGTCGGACCTGTTGGACCAGCATTGCCTTGTGCACCTGTTGCACCCGCTGGACCAGTTTCTCCTATAGGGCCTGTAGGACCTGCAGTTCCTTGAGAACCTGTTGGACCACGCTGTCCTTCTGGTCCTGTTGCACCAACAGCACCAGTAGGACCTGCAGGGCCTGTTGGACCAGCTACATATAAACCTTGTGGACCAGTTGGACCAGTATTTCCTTGTGGACCAGTAGATCCTGTTGGACCTGTTGGACCTGTAATAGTAGATGCAGCACCTTCAGGACCAGTAGCACCAGTTGCGCCAGTAGGACCAGCTAAACCTATATTTGAAGAAGCAGATTCTACCCAGTAACTATCGTAATAAACATAAATTTGACCAGTTTCAGAGTTAAACCAAGCATCTCCAACATCTGGTGAACTTGGTGGAGTAACACTTGAAATAGAAAATGATCCTGTTGGACCTGTTGGACCAGTTACATTTGAAGCTGCACCTGCTGCACCAGTTGGACCTGTAGGTCCTACTACTGAAGAAATTACAAGATCCCAAGCGGTTCCTGTCCATCTCCAAGTTTGAGATCCAGAAGTAAATAATTCATTTACGCTAGGTGAGTTTGGAAAATCAATAGCTGCCATTTTTCATATCCTCCTAGCTCAAAAACGATTCATATTGAATGTGAATTAGAATTTTGTCATTAGCGCTAAATAAAAATGGTTGGCTTTCAGTTACAGCTACACCTTCATCATATGTTGCCGACTGAGAGTGCATAAAAAGTTCTATTCTATTTCCATTGTTGCTATTAAAAATTGCTGTTCCAAAATAGTTTGTACCTGGACCTTCGTCACGCATGACTACTTGACCTACTGGTTGAAAGTTTTCAAATACTCCAGCGGTAGGTAAACTTACGGAGTATGTTCCAGATCCACGACTGAATCCAGCAGTTCCAGCAACAATACGAATTTCTCCAATAATAGTTGCGCCAATGTTTACATACCTACCAGTGATGCTTCCATTTCCTATAACTGGATTTGTTGTGCTTCCATATAAAACTGGTGTATATGTAGTCCAAGGAGTGATTGCAAAAGCACCTGTCGGTCCAGTAGCCCCAGCTGGGCCGGGTACCGTTGATGCCGCACCAGTAGGACCTGTAGCACCAGCTGGACCTTCAGGACCAGTTGGGCCTATTGCAGTTGAGTTTTCACCTGCTGGCCCAGTTGGTCCAGTTGGTCCAGCTGCACTAGTACGAACTAAACGCCAAGCAGTTCCGTTCCAACGATATGTTTGAATTCCATTTGTGTAAGTCTCATTGAGCGTAGGGTTACTTGGAAAATCAATTGCTGCCATGTCTGTCTACCTCCTAGCTCACCGACATAAAGGAACCACTCACAGAGAAGATTCCAGATTGGGTTAATGATATAGGAGCGCTTCCCGTTAAAGGAGCAGCCTCTCCGTTACTTATATCTGTGTACCAAAGGGCTGCAATAGCAGAGCCTACTGGAGCTATAGCATAAATTATATATGAATCTGCTCCAAGAACAAGTCTTCCAGTCAAAACTGGCTGTGTTCCAGAAGCAGGTAAGAAAGGCAAGCTAACACTATATTGACCTGTTCCAAAATTGCTGACATTTGACATTTCAATATAGATATCTACAGTTATATTTTGCCCATACTTTACATAATTTCCTGAACCAGGAGTTCCAGTAAAAGTCAATCCAGTTCCAGCAAATACAGGAGTATAAGAAGTTATAGTAGGAGTCCCAACAGGGCCTTGCGGACCAGTTGGACCTGTAGGACCAATTTTATCAACAATATCAATAACTCCACCAATATTTAAATCGGTGACATCCTGATAAACGATTTGGCTAGGAGCATTTAGCGGAACATCATAAACAATTACTGTATCTGTACTCGAGAGATTTCTACCTAAAGTTGTTGAGTTATTTGTCGTTCCTGGAACATTTGTTGTTGATCCAGATGCAATACGAAGTGCTAGTGAGTTAGTTACTTGAACTCCACTAACATCAAAGAACATCTTCTCACCGCGAACTGCAACAAGGTTTGGATTATCTCCAGCTAAACCAGTTACAGAATAAGCAGATCCATTAGAAGAAATAAAGTAAGTTACTCCACCTTTTTCTCCTCTAGGACCAGTAGGACCAGTAGGTCCAGTTACATTTGATGCTGCTCCTGTTGGACCTGTAATTCCTGGGCCTGTTGGACCAGTAGGACCAGTAGGTCCAGTTACATTTGATGCGGCTCCTGTTGGTCCAGTTACAGATGGACCTGTTGCACCAGTTGGACCTGTTGGACCTGGGACTGTTGACACAGGACCAGTTGAACCTGTTGGACCAATTAAAGCTCCAGCTTCAATCCAACCATTATTTGCGGTGTAGATATAAATTGTATTTTCTGCGTAAATAACATAAAAATCACCAACAGCACCAGCAGAAGCTCCAGCACCAGCAGCAAAGTCTGCATATGTGTTGTAAAAACCTTTAGCTTGAGATCCAACTCCTTGTGGACCTGTAGGACCTGTAACAATTGGTCCAGTTGCACCAGTACTTCCAGTTGGCCCTGTAGGACCTTGTAAACCAGTTGATCCTGTAGGACCAGTTGGGCCTACTTGACCTGTAGCACCTGTAGGACCAGTTGCTCCACCAAACTCAGTTGTACCTACCTCAACCCAGAAACCATCGTAATAAACATATACAGCACCAGTTTCAGTTTCAAACCAAGTATCGCCTGGAGTTGCTCCAGTAGGTGCGGTTGCATATGCAGGTACAAACTCTCCTTGCATACCAGTTGGACCTGTTGGGCCAGTCGCACCCGTAGCACCCGTCGGTCCAGTTGGACCAGTTGAACCAGTCGGACCAGTTACATTGCTTGCTGCTCCTGTTGCACCAGTAGGACCAGTAGGACCTTGAGAACCTACTGCACCTTGTTGACCTATATTTCCTTGCGGACCAGTAGCACCCGTAGCACCCGTTGCTCCCGCAGGACCTGTAATACCTCTAAATCCAGTAGGTCCAGTTGCACCTGTAACACCAGTAGCACCAGTTGGGCCTGTAGGTCCAGCATTTCCTTGTGGACCTGTTGGTCCTACAGGAGCTGCACCAGTTTCAATCCAGTAACCATCGTAGTAAACATAAACTTTTCCATTATTGCTGTTAAACCAAGCATCACCATTATCTGGAGATACTGGAGGTGTGGAATCAGCAATTGCAAAATTACCTAATTCACCAGTTGCACCTGTAGCACCAGTCGGTCCTGTAGGTCCTGTAGCACCAGTAGCGCCTATAGAACCTGTTGGACCTTGAATATTTCCAACATTGTCCCACTCGCTGCCTACAGCGTCCCAAACATAAAGATCACCAGCTACAAGATATCCATCTCCTGGATTTCCTGTCGGATGTGCAGCTTGTAATGAAGCAAGATCTGGATAAGAACCAAGAATAGAAACACCAGTGCCTGGAGTTCCTGTTGGACCTGTTATACCTTGAGAACCAGTTGCACCTGTTGCGCCTGTAGGGCCAGTAGGGCCAGTTGAACCTGTAAGACCAGTATTACCAGTTGGACCAGTTACACCCTGAATACCTTGTTCACCAGTAGCACCAGTTGCGCCAGTAGGACCAGTAGCTCCTGTAGCACCAGTTGCACCTATTACGCCTTGTTCACCTGTAGCACCAGTTGGACCAGTTATACCCTGAATACCTTGTGCACCAGTTGCACCCGTAGGTCCTGTAGCACCAGTAACAGAAGGTCCTGTAGCACCGACACTTCCTGTAGCTCCCGTCGGACCTGTTGGGCCTGTATCACCAGTAGCACCAGTTATTGAGTTACCTTCAGGACCAATAGGACCTGTAGGGCCAGTTACACCTTGCGGACCTTGTGCACCTGTAGCACCAGTGATTGAATCACCTTGTGCACCCGTAGCACCAGTTGGACCAGTAGGTCCTATATCTCCTTGATCACCCTTAACACCAGTTGGACCAGTAGCACCTACTGAACCTGTAGGACCTGGCACGGTTGAAGCTGCACCAGTTGGACCAGTTGGTCCTTGTGCACCCTGAGCACCTGTAGGACCAGTATCGCCTGGATTACCTTGAACACCTTGAGGACCGACATCACCTGTTCTAGCAAAAGTAACAATGATGTCTTCGTCATTTGAGAAGCTTGTAGCAAGACCACTTACATAAGAAACTGGAACTTTAAAGTATCCAGATTGTTCTGTTATAGCGCCTGTAATTGTGAAAAGAGCAAAGTCTGCAGAATCAGTCTTATTACTGATTCGCATATGTCCTTTGATTGGACTTGTTGAGTCATCAATAGTACGAAGGAACTGCTGCACATCAATTGCGCCGTCAGCCTCGTCATCAATAAACATAAATGTTGCAAGCTGAAGATCTAAATTATTGAAACGAAGTTTTCCAGTTCCTGGATCTGTTTCAGCTGCATTAGCTGTAAATGTGTAATCAAATGATGCACCGCCAAAATTACCTACAGGACCAGTTGCACCAGTAGGACCTGCGGCTCCAGTTGCACCAGTAGCTCCAGTTGGACCAGTTACTGTAGAAGCTGCTCCAGTAGGACCTGCTGGACCTGTATCACCAGTATTACCAATTGGACCTGTTGGACCAGTTGCGCCTTGCGGACCAGTTGCGCCAGCACCTGTTGCACCCGTAGCACCAACAGCACCAGTTGCACCTGTTGGACCTACTGGACCAGTATCACCAGTATTTCCTGTTGGACCGATTGCACCTGTTGGACCTGTTGCTCCTTGCGGACCTGTAGCTCCCGTCGCGCCTGTTGCACCTGTAGCGCCAGCTCCAGTTGCACCAGTTGCACCTGTTGGACCTACATCACCAGTATCACCTTTTACGCCAGTTGCACCAGTAGGACCTGCAACTCCTTGTGCACCAGTTGCACCTGTTGCGCCAGTAGCACCAACTGCACCAGTAGGACCTGCAGCACCAGTAGGACCAGGAACCGTACTTGGATCTCCAATAGGGCCAGTTGCACCAGTTGCACCCGTTGCACCAGTTGCACCAGTTGGGCCTTGAGCACCAACATCACCAGTGCGAGCAAAAGTAATTAATATGTCATCGTTTGCATCAAAGCTAGAAGCTAAACCAGAAACATAAGCGCAGTTAACTTTGAAGTAACCACTCTCTTCAGTTACAGAAGAGATTGTAAATAAAGCAAAATAATTAGAATCACTCTTGCGAGTAATCTTGAAATGTCCCTTTAAAGTGCTTGTACTATCATCAATTGTTCGTAAAAATGATTGAAGATCAATTGCTCCATCTGCTTCATCATCGATGAACATGTAAGTGGCAGCAGTTAAATCTCCATTGTTAAATTTAAGTTTTCCACTGCCCGGATCAGAATCTGTGTTATTTGTAGCAAATGTGTAATCAAATGCAGCTCCACCAAATGAGCCAGCGGGACCAGTTGCACCTGTTGGACCAGTTACATTTGAAGCAGCACCAGTTGCTCCAGTTGCACCTGTAGGGCCAGTTGCACCAGTTGGTCCTGTTACTGTACTTGCAGCACCAGTTGCACCAGTAGGACCTGCGGGACCTGTAGATCCTGTTGCACCTGCGGGACCTGTTGCACCAGTGGCTCCAGTAGATCCAGTCGGTCCACCAGCTGGACCTGCGGGACCTGTTGGTCCTTGCGGACCTTGTGCTCCAACTAAACCACGAGGAATATCAGTGCCGAGAGGCGAGGTCGTTACTGGTTCTACCGTGTCTAGTTTTGTTATATCAACATTGGAAGCATCTCCAGTTGGGAGATAAAATCTAAAAGTATATGGACGAGCACCTTTTATACGAACTGTTGCGGTGTAATACCAACCACGAGGGCTTAAATCTAAATCATCTGTACAAGGAAGTTCTATATCAAACTCGCCAGAAGCGTCTAAAGTTACGGTGATAGGTGTAGATAGAATCGTTGCGTCATTAGCATCTTCAATTCTGCTTGAAGGTGTGAAAGTAACTGTTCCAGAAGCTGCCAGCCCAGTACTTTTTAGGTACTGCCCAAAGACCGTTCTCACACTGACATCATTGGGATATGACATATTTGGCGCTCCGTGTCACGAAAAAACTTGAGTAAGAGCTGCACTGGTAACAGCCCTCTGGTCCAAGTTATATTTTACGATATTTTTTGTACAGTGACCTGAAAAAATCAACACTTACAAAGGCTCTTATCTAGGCAGCCTCAAAACGCAAAGATCTCTTCTTGGGTCGTAGTCTTTCCCTATAACCATAGTCAGCATTCCTGGCTGTGCTTCCTTGCCTGTTTTATCGCGGAACCAGTCGGAACCGCCATCTAAAGTAGGAGCTTGAGCCCAGAATCGGTTTCCATAGTCTATACATCTAAAGTTGTGATAGTGCCCCGAAACCCAGAGATCACAGCCTCCTAAAGCTGTCTGTCCGCCACTTTGTCCGTCTAGATACTTCTCTGTAGCGTTTGAATTGTTGCCAGCTTGGTGTCCGTGGAAAAGACCAAGCATTACTCCATTTATATCTACAGCTAAAGTTTGATGGCTTTTAGCTGGATATCTAAACTTAACATGAGATAAGTATTGATTTTCTGCACAAACATCCTCTACAGAGCTAGCTATCTCGGTATTCCAACCATCCGCTGGGTCAGCCACAACTTGTCGAGTTGCCTCATCGTGGTTTCCATTTACAACTGGAACTATTAATTCTTCACATAAAGGAGCCAGTGCTTTTATTTGAGCAATCAATAATCTTCTAGCAACTCTTACTTGTTCTGTTATACCCAAATCTGATGCCGCTTGGCCTTGTAACTTACCTTTTTGAGAGACAATACCTTCAACATGATCGCCCGGTAAAGCAAGAACTATTGTTCCAAATTTCCTACCAATTTTTCTAAGTTCTTTAGCTCTTTCAACTGCTTCACTTGTTCCTCTATAAAATCTATCTACAATCTCTGCAGTTCCTGTATCCCCTACACGCTTACCTATCTGTTGATCGCTTGCTACTACCATGTATGAAAGTGGGCCTGATACAGAGCCAACGGGTTTGGTTGGCTTCCATTTTGATATCTGCTCACATAATTTTTCTACATCTAACTTTGTCTCTGAAGTTGTACCTGCTGGAACTAAATTTAATCTGAAAGCTTCTAGATAATCTCCACCATAAACTTGCCACCTAGATTTTCTAACAGAGGTAACTTCCCAACTGTTGGGATCTAAACCAGCTTCTTTTAAAAGCTCTGCAGCATCTGGTATGGATCCAGCAGTTCTAGGGGTAGAGACTACATACCCGCCATTTTCATCTATCTCAGAGTGAGGCCGCCAACTTTCATTTATAGGCTTTGCCCTAAGATCTGAGCCACTTTTACCTGGCTCCACTAGAGATGCTAGCTTTTTGAGAAGTTCTGAATCAGACACTGGCCTCATCCTTCTTTTTATCAAAGGCCACTTTCTTACCTATATAACACCTGCATCTCTTTGCTCGATGCATTCTTATTGAGGCAAAGGCAATGATGTGACCTTCTTCTGTAAGAATTTTGTGTATTTGAACATTTGTAATACCGCCAGCGCTGCTTGGAGATTCAAAAACAAACTCCAAAGCTTTTCTATCATCTTCGCTGACCGATTCCAATATCTTGCTTACTCCGCAAGGCAAACCAGGGCCTTGAGGGCGTTTTTCACTTAGCAATCTATCTGCTAATTTAGACATCTTCGCTCCAAACCCTAAAGTATCACTGTATTGTGATTCTTAGTAGTACGGAACTCTACCAGTAAGTAAACTTTATTTTTGTATTGAAATTGTTGGCGTGTCGCCCAAAAAAACTGCTTTAAAACTATTCTACTTTTTTAAGTCTTGCTCTTTTTGGCTTTGCTGCTGTCCCTAATAATATATCTTTAATTATACCCATTTCGGCTTTTAATTCTGTTTGACCTTTTTCAATTTTATTGACTTGATCTTTTAGTGAGTCTCCACCATTTTCCCAAAGCTGGTGCTCGACTCTTTCCATACGATCTGATAGTGTTCTACCCTTAGCGTCCGTGCCAATAGCTGAGTCTATTCTTTTTGCAATCTTATATATTGAGAACATGAAAGCACCGACAGCGGTGATTGTTCCGAGTACAAGCATCACTGTAGAAAGTGCAGACATATCTGACATGATTACTCCATATATGGGTTATTGACTATAGCAATTATAAAGTATGCGTGGTGTCTTGACTAGAGTCTAGGGTTTGCCTGTATCCTTGGATAGACACGCCAAGGTCATTACCTCAGATACTTTGCCATTTGCATATCTGTTGGTAGGGTATCCAAAGTTTAGTAGGAGGTAGGGATTTAGTGACGACGGGATCTGACAGATTTAAAAAAGCAGTCAGCTGGTACGCATCTCAGGGGTGGCAGATTCTTCCCTGTCACGGAATCGTAGATGGTCGCTGCACTTGTAATCAAAAGCATGAAGAATCAAAAGACATAGGAAAGCATCCAGCAATAAATGCTTGGAACCGAGAATCAACTTCTGACATTGTAAAACTTAATAACTGGTGGGAAACAAACCCTGAATTCAACATTGGCGTTAACTGCAAAACTTCTGGATTTTTTGTAATTGATATTGATCCTCGCTCTGGAGGAGAAGATTCTTTTGAAAAGTTTGAAGCATATGTTGAAGGAGCACTTCCTCCAACTGCTGAAGCAACAACTGGTCGCTACGACATAAATGGAAAAGTTATCAATGGTCGTCACCTTTTTTATAAGTGCGACATTAATGAAGATTTGATTGGTAATTTATCAAAACTAGGTTTTAAAGGAATTGATATCAAGCACAACGGATATGTGCTTATCGCTCCAAGCCGTCACTTCTCTGGTGTTACTTATGAATGGGTTGAAGGTAAGGAACCTTGGAACACTCCAATTGCAGAAGCTCCTGAAGAATTATTAAAAGCACTCCGTAAGCGTCAAAGAGTTTCTGGTACAAGTAGTTACTCATCTGCTGACTGGGATTCAATACTTGATGAACCAATTAGTCAAGGTGTAGATATTGATCGAATACTTGAAGAAGGAATTGATGAGGGAGAGCGTGCTGTCATGCTCTTTAAACTTGCTTGTGCTCTTGGAAATAAATTTCCAATTCAAACAGTGGCGGGGCGTGAAGCTCTTATCTCTTTAATGATCCGTTTTAACGGTGAAAAAGTAAGACCTCCTATGCCGTTAGAAGGTCCTAACTCAGTAATAATGCATACTGAGCGTGCTATTGATTTTGTATTAAAAAATCCTATTATCGATAAAATTTGGCCAGGCGCAGCTCAATATGCAAACAACATGATTGAAGATACAAAACGCACTCAGAATGCTGGCAACCAACAACCTTTACTTGGTGTAGTTCAACCTCCTAAAGACTTTTTAGATGAATACAGTTTGCCTGGCACTTTTGGAGGCGCTGTAAAAGAGTCTATTGATAATGGTATGTCTTTAGAAGAAGCTTCTTCAAACGACAACATGGGCATAATAAAAGATCAAGATGCTATTAATGAAGAAGATAGAGGTCCAGATTGGAAAGGTAGATCTCTTTCAGATACTGGTAATGGCCGTAGATTAATTGATTCATTTGGTCAAGCTCTTCGTTATACTCCAGGACTTGGCTGGTTTGTGTGGAGTAATGGTTTTTGGAAGCCAGACCCAGAAGATTTAAATATACAAGAAGTTTCAAAAAAGCTTGGCTCTCTTATTGCTTCTGAAACTAATCGGTATAAAGAAGATGCCGATCAGCAAACAAAAGTTATTCAATGGGCCAATCAAGCTAAATCAGAAGCGAGGTTGAAGTCTGCAATTAATAACGCAAACTCAGATCCTCGAATTAGAGTTGATGTAGAGAAATGGGATCAGGACCCGTATCTTCTTGGCGTGACGAACGGTGTTGTTGACCTCCGAACAGGTGAGCTCCTACAAGGTCGCCCAGATCTCTACATCACCAAGCGTGCTCCAGTTGCATACACTCGTGGAATGACCAACATGCGTTGGCAACAGTTCCTTGACTTTGCAACAGATGGAGATAAAGAGTTCCAAGATTGGATTCAGCGTGCAGCTGGTTATTCAATGACTGGACTCAGCAGATACGACATTTTGTTCTTGGTATATGGACCAGCTGGTTCTGGTAAGAATACACTTGTTGAAGCTATCGTAAAGTGTCTTGGAAGTAGTCAGTACGCATTCCCACTTGATTCAAGCATTCTTGCTATGGATGGCGGGTCGTCACGAAGTACAGATCTTTATCACTGGGCTGAAATGCGTGGACGAAGAATGGTTTGGGTAGACGAGCTTCCAGACAATGAGCGCATCAAAGAAAACTCAGTTAAGAAACTAACTGGTTCTTCTGAAATTTCTGCTCGTTCGCCAGGAGAAAAACCATTTACATTCCAATCACAAGCAAAGCTTTGGATTACAACTAATCACAGACCAATTATTACTGACGATGCAATGTGGCGTCGTATTCGACCAATTCCTATGTTGAAGACTCCTGAGAAGGCAGATCCTGGACTAAAGGAATATATCTTTGATCCAGATGGCGCTCTACCTGCAGTTTTATCTTGGGCAGTTGAAGGAGCTATCAAAGTTCTTGGTAGTGCTAATCGTGATGGCCTTGGATGGTGTCGTGCTGTTTCAGAAGCTGCAGATATGTATCGAAAGAACGAAGATCGAATTGCTCTATTTATTGAAGAAGAAACTATTAAATCAGAAGGCGCAAGTATTACTGTTAAGCAGCTATTTATGATTTATCGTGCATGGAGCGAAGATCGTGGTGAGCGTCCTATGACTCAAATTGCTTTTGACAGAAAGATGCGTGAGCGAGGACTTAAAGTTGAAGGTAGTGGTGCTAAAGCAACTATCTACAATTTACAAATGGCTCCACGACAAGTTCCTATGAGCAGTACTCCAGACTGGAGTCTGATAACTAGAACTGCTAAAAATATTTAGCGTTTAGGACTAAAGACTCTAGCTCCACCGCCACCATTCCTAAATGGCGGAAGTCTTCTTGCAGATGGCGATTTAGCTGTGATTCGACCACCAACAAAACCCTCTGGTGGCTTAATCATCAATGCGGTTAGTGCATGTACTAATGCGTCAACTCTG